GAAGCGAATAAGCCGCGCTCCGTAAGCAGAACCGCTGGCTTTTACTACGGGTGTAGACGCAATATTTGCCAATTCGGTTGAATAAAATGTAGCCATAGAAATATCCTTTTAAATTGACGGTTAATTAAGCGCAGAGAATCTGAACGATTTTCTTTTCTTGCAGACGGGTCGCACCAAAAGTCCCAGTAGCGTAAACTTGAACTGAGTTGCGTTTATCAGGGCGACGATCTACAGAAAGCTGAACATCGTTCCATGTTCCAAGCAGCATGCCAGACTTAGCCCAGCATGGTACTAAGCGTTGGTTAGAGCCGTTGACAAGAGAACCCGTACCACCAGCAACACCCGCAGTCGGGTAAGAGGTGGAGTCTGAAAACTCGCATTGAACAAAATTAAAGCCCATAAACGCAGTGATACGACCATCAACCAAAACAGGACGAGTGTTGTAATCAAGGCTGATTGCTTGCGCTTCGTTGAGTAGTGAATCATGCTCGCTTGATGTGATGGCGCAGTAAAGAGGATCATTATCAATGTCTACACCAGCTGCCAACAAGAGACGTTTGGCTTCACGGAGCTTCGCAACAGTGAGCCCCACGTTTGCCGATGCACCTTTGTTGACTGCCACAATCTGCCCTGATGGGAACGTTGTAGAAGTTGTACCATTTTCGCCAGTTTTTGCTGTGCCGAAGAACGCAAGCAATATTTCTTCGTCTTGTGCGCGACGCATAGCATTAACAGCATTTTGTGCATAAGGCGAAGTTGGGTCAATAATCATACGAAGTTTGTCTTCGTCGTCGATCAAATCTGCCCAGTCATAATCGTTAGGATAAACCCACCTAGAATCATGAGGGGTAGAAATGAGAGGCGTATCTGCGTGGCGAGAAAGATTTTTGGTAGGAACAACGAGACCCACTTGTTCAACTGCCTTAGCAGCTTTACCTTGAAAGGTATCGTTCATTACTGTTGCAGCTAGGCGACCACCTTTTTGCTGTAACAGGAAGTCGACTGTACTTTTATATTGCTGTACAAAAGCGGTATTAACTTGAAAAGACATAAATAAAACTCCAATGATGTTTATTAAATAACAACAGTTTGAGCCTTATCCGTCTCGAAAACGGGGGCTGCGGATTTTGTTGGTCTTTCCCAACTTGTCCACGGGCAGCCGTGCCTTTTCAGGCGATGGTGTTATCCGCTTTTAGCGAGTACGTCTCTTGCTAGGCGTTTTCAGCAAAGAAGAAGGTTCGTCCAAAATACTTTCTGTATGAACCTTCTCCTCGCTTATTTCACTAGCAGGAGAATTACCAGTAAGTATATGATAATATATTTTATCCGATATTGCAAGTATATCATTGATGTTGGCATTATGACTACGAGCAAGTAATCTTTCCGCCATTTCTACGCACCGAATTCTTATTTCTTTATCAATCATATTATCTACCTGCTACAATCGCTGCGTCGAGCCTTGCTTTGCGGTCCATCGCCTCTTTATGCTTTGGGTTACTTCTATCAAGCCACGCGGTCATCCAATCTTTGTCATACTGGAGTTTTTGTAGCTCTGCTTTTGCTTCCCCTGGTGTCAATGCACCTGTTCGGTCGCCTTCGCCACTCACAAAATTATGCTCACCCAGCTTTTCAGCAAGTGTCGCAAAATGCTTCATTACATCTGAGTACCCAGCAACCTTTTGCAACGCATCTATTGCTTCTGGTTTTATTCCGAGAGCTTTGGCAGTTGCGGAGGCTTGCGATAGTTTATCTGCGTAAGCTGCACCCCATTCTTGTTTCAGTGCTTTGTCTTCTTCAGCGTAGCGTTGCTGGTCGGCGACCTGCATTGCTGCAATTTTCGTAGTGCTGAACTCCGTCCATGCCTTGCCTAGAGCAGTTGCCTGTCTTGCGGTAAGCCCTGCACCATGAAAATTATCTCGCGCCCATTTTTCAAAGTCTGCGTCAACGCCTGTTTTTGGCAAAGCAAGGTCATATTCCGCTCCTTCTTTTGGGCGACCAATACGATTATAAAACGAATCGATAGCTTCTTTTGCATCCTCTTTTTCAAAATCAGGAAGAATAACTGTGTTGCCAGCTTTTTCTGCGCCAATTAATTTTTCCATGTGCTGGTAGCTACGAAGAATGTTCGGTGCTACTTCTTCGAGCGAACCTTTATTGTAACCCTTATTAATTGCGAAATCGCGCAATCCTGTGTCTTCAATCTTGTCTAGCCATGTTTGCGGTGCTGTGTTTGTCGCACCACCAGTATCGCCAGTTCCTGCTGAAGATGCGCCAGCAGCTGCGCCTAAGTCTTGGGTCATAAAATCCTCATATTGTTAATTATCATCTAACCCTGAATAAAGTTTCCAGAGTGTTTCTTGATTCAGCTTCAAGTGATGCTGAATCCTCAGCCACACTTCTCGTCTGCCCTCAAGAAGTGCGGTTTCTCTATCTGTCAGAGCCATACATGTTTGGTTAGCCCGACAGAATTTTGCTAAATCGGCAAGTACGACTTCGCCATTCACATTGTCAAATACTCGCAAATATGCAGTACGCCTATGAAAGAGAAACTCTTTTGCTCGCTGCAGTGGCTTAGTTAAACTTGCTATCATGCACCTGCCCTTGCTGTAGCAGCCGTGCCTGTTGTTTTAAATATTGATGAGATTGCAGGGGCGGCATCTGCCATTTGCTGCATAGCCTGTTGCTGCTGGCGACCCTGACGCAATTCTTGGACTTGATCGGCGGTACGAATCCAACGTGCTGGAACTGCCTGAATGTCGGCTATTTCGGGCATCGCAGTGTCGATGTCTAACCAGTCTAAAGCGGACGGGTCTTGTGTTGCTTGGCTCAAATTTACTGCGGTTTCTAATGTACGCATAAAACCGCTTGCCTCTTCGGCTTGCATTGCTCGGCTTAGTGGCGAATCATAAACAACATGTGCGTCCCAGCCGCCATCTTTTGCCAGTGTCATAGGCATTTGAGGTAGTAACCCTTGTGACTGTAGCAGATCAAGTTCGCGCATATTTAACAAAGATAAGGCTTCATTTTGCCTACCTAATGGCGATAGAAGTATTCCTTTTTCTCTAATTCTTTCTAGTACTTCAGTTGCTGTCATTTGCGGATTTTCTGTAAGTATCTGAAACAAGGTAACGAACAGAGCATCTTTAATTACTAGACGCTCATCGTCCATCAACTCTTTGCCGATAGGCAGATTGCCCATGTCAAGCGTATGGACTAATTTACGCCCCTGATTATCTACTGCACCATAGTTTGTGTACCCTGGTCGAAGACTGATTGTGCCAATTACGCCATCATCATGCGCCAATAGCACAGGGTCAACGCTACGCTGCCCTGCTTTTAGAACAGTTTTCTTTTGTTCGTTTAACACTCTGATGGAAGGCAATACGCTAATTACAGGAGAACGACTGTAGCTTGAACTTGGCGATACTGAATATCGTGAAACGATGTAAGGCATTGTTCGGTATCCGCCTTCGCTGACAATTTTTTGTTCCTCAACGCACACATAGTAAGAAGCAAATTTCATGCCCTTATAATCGCCACGGGTTGGGTCATAATCAGGACGAGGTTTTACGCAATGCACGAAAGTAAATTTTTCGTACATACGTTTTGAATCTATCGCATATTCTTTTACTTTATCAGGGCAATCATCTCTAAACTTTTGCAATGCTTGCCTTGCTGACATTTTGAAACGACGATGAACAGTGTCAACGATACCTTGATGGTTTTCAGCAAATGTCACTTCACCAATGTGAATCAATTTATAACGCAGTCCTCCGCCATCAAGTCGGTCACAAAACATGACGCTATTGCCGTAGGTAAGTAACATGCTCCAATGTTCAGCAATCTGGGCAATGAAGTTAGCAGTTGGTGCGTACCTGTAACGGAACACAGTATCGCGCACATCATCAAAATACCGCAAATTCGCTGCTTGTTTGTTCTGTTGCAAATCCAATGCGCGATAGCGATGCCATTTCTGTAGGTCGGGAGTAAGAAGGTTGTGAATAGCAGCAGCCCCTCTATCGCGAGACAAAGATGCAGTTGCATCAAACTGACGTTCACTGTTTTCACGTCCTTCAGTTTTTATACTGTATGAACTAAAAGTGTTGACGTATTTCGGGTCAAGTAACCATGCTACCTCATTCCACAAACGTATCCAAGGCAAGCGGTCATTTTCTTGCTTTTCTTGTTCGTGCAGAATGTCAGTTGCTGTCAGTGAACTTTCCACTAATTACGCTCCCAAAAGTTTTTTACGGACGCTGTATTGGTCAGTTCCGTTATCTCCATTTAATGCTGAATCAATTCCACCTGCACTTGTCGTTGTGGCGGAACGTCCAGCAGCAGAAGCTGCGGCTGCCGCTGCATTCTTAGCTGCGGTGTCTCCGACATCACTCTGTGTAGGAGGAGGCGGAGCTGCGACTGGAGCGGAAGGTTTGCTTGGCGAAAATATACTGGTAATCGCGCTCATACTACATGTCCTTAGTACTATGGAAAATTTTATACATGGTAGCACCATATTTATAAATCAGCAACATAATTGTTATTATAGCAACATTATGGCTAACCAAATATCGGATAATCAATACCTTCTGCCATTCTTCCGCGAGGTTTGGTTGTCGGGCTATCTCGCCTTGATACTTTTGCTGCAAAAGTGTTTGCCAGCGCATCGCCATCATCAGGCGAAGCAAGACCACGTCTTTCCATTGAATCCTTTGACTCCAACCGATACCGACCTTTCTCATCAAAATCATATTCTGGTCCAGCAAGGTCATCTTGCAATGGCTGGTCGCCAGCGTCTATACAGCCTTCCTGTTCCGTCCATCGCCGCATTAAACCCCACAACTCAGCCCTGACATTTATATATTTTTCGCTTTCGTTCGCTTTTTCTCCCATCTGCACTTCAATAACTTTGTATCCACGAAAACGAAGATAATCAACAAGTCCGCCACCAACGCCGCCGCCATCTACACAAACAGCATCGGGTTTATACTTGTCGATTTTCTCAGCCACCTGATCGCCCAGCTTATTAATCGGCAACCCTTTGTAATGAAATTTCGGGTAAGTACGAGCATCACGCCCTTGACGAAAACGTATAACAGACTGTGCATTGCCAAACCTCGCCACGTCCACACCCATAATCAGCGGTGCGCCATGATCAGGCATTAACTCCCTTGTGGTTGCGTTATGAATGGACTCACGAGATATAAATTGGTTATCGCCCTGACGAGGAAACATGCCCTTAACTTCCACACGAGCCCT